CTGCGGCGTTGGCGGAGAACGACAAGGTGTGCGCCGCGGCGTGGACGGAGTACCGCAAGGTGCGCGCTGCGTCGTCGGCGGAGTACGGCAAGGCTGACTACTCATCCCCTCTCGTCGCGTGGATCGTCGGCGATTACCTAGACGATTACGAAGATCAGGTGAATGGGGTTCTCTCCGCGCTGCGCGATGGGGCGTCCTGGGGAGATCTGCAAGACCTGGCTCGCGCAGAAGGATGGTGCGAGGTGTGGAGTCTCGCCGTCGAGGCGACTCAGGAGCGTTTCGACATCTCCTGAGTCGCACACAAAACCACACCTCGCGCTGAGGTGTGGTTTTGTGCTGTATCATCGCGATCATGATGCCGGGGGTGACGCGTTGAGTCTTCGCTCGCTTCTCGGCGGAATGGTGAACGACACCCCGGTCCCGCTCATCCCCCGGTCCCAGGCCGGACGCCCACTCTACAGCGGAACAGGGCTGTTCAGTCGGCGGGACCGATCGAGCGAGCTCGACTCCCTCACGGCCACGGCCACTCTGTACGGCGTGGTGACCAAGCTCGCGCGTATGACGTCGATGGTCGAGTGGGATCTGTGCGCCAAGCCGACGACGGCCGGCGATGAGCCCGTTCCACTGGAAGGGGTGCGCGCGGAGAACGCCGCGCCGCTGAAAGTCTGGCGCAAGCCGAACGACTTCATGAGCCGCGCGCTACTCGTCAACGCATCTCAGCAGCACAAGGACCTGTGCGGCGAATTTTGGTGGGTGCTGGTCAAGATCGGCGGGATGCCCGTCGAGATCTGGCCGGTCCGCCCCGACCGCATGTTCGTGGTGCCGAGCACCACCAAGTTCATCGCCGGATACGTCTACCGCTCACCTGACGGTGAAGAGATCCCGCTCGACGTCGACGACGTGATCACGTCGTTCCTGCCATCGCCGTCCGATCCGTTCCGCGGCGAGTCGCCGATCGGCGCGCTGGCGTCCGACCTGGCGCAGAGTGACGCACAGTCCACCTGGCAAGCATCGCTGTATCGCAACTCCGCCAACCCGGGTGGCATCATCAGGGTCGGCCGGCGCATGAGCGAGACCGAGTTCGAAGAACTCGTCGAGCGTTGGCGCTTCCAGCATCAGGGCGTACAGAACGCGGGTCGCGTCGCCGTGCTCGAAGAGGGTGACTTTACCCCCCTGTCGTACACGCAGAAAGACATGCAATTCGTCGAGAGCCGCGGCCTCACTCGACAGGCCGTGTTCGACACGTTCGGCTTCCCGAAGTTCGGCATCGGCGACGTGGACGACGTCAACCGAGCGAGCGCGGAAGCGTCGATGACGCTCATGGCGCAGACACTCACCATCCCGCGATTGGAAGACATCCGCGGTGTCCTGAATTCGCGACTACTGCCGATGTTCGGTCCACTATGGAAGGGTCATGAGTTCAACTACCGCTCCCCGATCCCCGCCGATGCCGAATCGGAGCGCCTTGATCTCGCCGCGCGGACGACGGCGTTCGCCACGCTGGTCGGTGCGCGTGTCGATCCGCTCGAAGCCGCTGAGGTATGCGGTCTCCCCCCGATGACCGTGAAGGAACCCGCCCCCGCGATTCCCCGCGCGATTCCCGCCGCTGAAGAGGATGAATGATGGCCGCACTGAAAGTCGGAGATGACGTCCGGGTGTTCGTCGATAATGGCGCGCATACCATTGCCGCTCGCGCCGTTCAGGTGGCCGGAAAAGAGGCCGTGGTACACATCGGCCCCGACTCGTCCGACGTGTTCGCCCGCAGCGTCACCGTCTACGCCAGCGAGCGCGACGCGCGTGGCGCGGGCAAGCCTCTCTTTTCGGTGGCGTTCTGACGTGAGCACGTACGTCGCTCGACTCCTCGGCGGACTTGATAACGCCATGCGCTGGAAAGTCACGGCGCGCAGCGACGACAGCGTGTGCGAGCCGTGCAAGGGCAATGACGGGAAGTTGTATCGCAACCGCGCAAGCGCATATGCGGACTACCCGGGTGGTCGGGGCTATATCAAGTGCGTCGGTGCGGAGTACGGTAACCGGTGTCGGTGCACAGTGAGCAAGCGCAAGGGTGACGCATGAACAAACGCAGGCGCGGCATTCTCAGCGCACTTGATCCTGTCGTGGCGTACGCGATGTCTAACCAACCCGCCGTTCGTCCTCTGGCCGATGTCCCCGGACTGGCGATGCGCGCGCGGGTGACTGCTGAAGCGCCGGCTGAGCTGATGATCTACGGACGGATCGGCGGAGGTAGCTGGTTTGAGGACGGCATCTCGGCCAGCGACGTGGCGCGCATCCTGCACGAGGTCGGCCCCGGTCCGCTGGACGTGCGGATCAACTCCGGCGGTGGCGACGCGTTCGATGGTGTTGCCATCCACTCACTCATCTCCCGGCATTCCGGCCTGACGACGGGGTACGTCGACGGCATCGCTGCTTCGGCGGCATCGTTCGTCATGCTCGCGTGCGACACGGTCAAGACATCGCGCAATGCAATGTTCATGATCCACGATGCGATGACCGGCGTGTTCGGCAACCGCGACTCCCTGATGCGCAAGGTCGAGTTGCTGGACTTGGCGTCGGCGAACATCGCGGACATCTACGCCGAGAAAGCGGGCGAGGATGTCGAGTTCTGGCGCGCGAAGATGCTGGAGAACGGTGAGGATGGTGTCTGGTATACCGGCCAGACCGCACTCGATGCCGGACTCGTCGATGAGATCGTCGGGGACGATGACGAGTCGGCCGAGTCGATCGACGACTACCTCGCCGGTTGGGTGAACATCCTCCCGCAAGAGGTTGCTGCGGGCGTCAGCGCGCGAGCCCTCGCGAGGGAATCGCAAGAGCACGAGCAGCACGAGCAGAAAGAAACCGCCGTCAACTGGGATCGCGCGGCTCTCGTCAACATCATGAAAGAGGTACTCGCGTGAGCACTCGCGCACTCCCGAAGACCGTGGCCGAGTTCAACTCGTACCTCGAGACGCTGGACACTCCCGAGAAGGGTGGCGCGGCTCTGGCCGACGGCTCCTTCAAGGAGAGCCTTACCGCCTACGTCGACGCTCAGAACGCCGAGCGCGCCGACATGACCGGCCAGATCAAAGAGGCCACTCAGTCCGTCATCGTCGACATGTTCCGTGAGCAGGGCCTGAAGGCCGACAAGAGCGGCGCGGCCCTGCTGAACGGTGCGCTGCTGGCCGGGCACAAGGCGAAGGGCAAGCCGAGTCGCGCTCCCGGCGCTGCGCTGAACGGCAAGTTCGGTGACATCGGCGAATTTGTTCAGGCGATGTGGCACGGCAACCGCAATCCGTCGGCGGAGCAGGCCGAGAACATCGCGCTGGTCAACGCTTACAGCGAGAAGATCCCGAGTTCGGGCGGCTTCCTCGTCCCGGAGGAGTTCCGGCAGGAACTCCACATGCTGGAGCTGGAAGAGTCGGTCGTCCTCCCGCGCGCCACGGTCATCCCGATGTCGAGCGCGACGCTTACCTTCCCGACGGTGGACGCCACCTCGAACGCCTCTTCGGTCTACGGCGGTGTGGTCGTCTACCGCACCGAGGAGGGGGAGGAGTTCGTCGAGAGTGAGGCCAAGTTCGGTCGGGTCAAACTGACTCCGACCAAGCAGACCGCTCTCGCGTACGTCACCAACGAACTGATCAAGGACGGTGGCGGCGCGCTCACCGCGTTCCTGATGACGGCCCTGCCGAAAGCGATGGCGTTCTACGCGGACTCTGACTTCCTTACCGGTACCGGCGCGGGTGAGCCGCTGGGCGCGATCGCCACGCAGAACCCGGCGCTGATCGTGCAGACGAAGGAGACCGGGCAGGCCGCGGACACGATCGTCTGGCAGAACGCCCTGAAGATGTACGCGCGGATGCTACCGTCGTCGATTGGCCGTGCCGTGTGGCTCGCGTCGCCGGATACGTTCGTCGAGCTGGCGACGATGGCGCTGTCCGTCGGCACTGGTGGCAGCGCCGTGTGGATCACTGACGGTCACGGTGCGCCTCAGCTCACCCTGCTGGGTCGGCCGGTCATCATGAGCGAGAAGACCCCGGGCGTCCTCGGCGACCAGGGTGACCTGTCGCTGGTGGACCTCGGCTTCTACCTGATCGGTCAGCGGGAGACTGCGAGCGTGGAGACCTCCCCGCACGTCAAGTTCACCTCCGACCAGACCACCATCCGCGTCATCGCACGCAACGACGGACGTCCGTGGATTCCGTCGGCGATCACGCCCAAGAACGGCGGACCGACTTTGAGCCCGTTCGTGACTCTTGCGGTGCGCGCCTGATTCTTGGCAACCGCAAAAACGCCCCACGCCGAAATGGTGCGGGGCGTTTTTGTGTCTCAGGATGCGGAGTTGCGCTGGTCTCGCCGCGAAGCGTCTTCCGCTAGGGCTTCGGTGTGAACGTCCTGGGGGAGTTTGAAGTATGCGGGATTCCACCCCGGCTCAGTGGCGACGATCCACAAGACCATGGCCCATCCAAGCCGAGTCCATCGATTGTCATCCGCGATCAAGCCGCGGCGCCTCAGGGCGTTCAGCGTGACCCTCTGGCCAATGCATGTATACCCTGAGTGGCTGCCTGTCGTGAGCGCACAATACATTTTGCCGGTCATGCTCTTGCGAATCTCTTGCAACTCGTTCGACATTTCGTTCGCCCCTCGTTCGTTCTCTCACTTGCAAGTCAAATACTACTCCCTGATTCATCGATGCGCAATACTTGCACACATGATTCTTCACGCTTGACTCTCGTGGTACGGCGGACCGACTTTGAGCCCGTTCGTGACTCTTGCGGTGCGCGCCTGATTCTTCGCGACTAAAAACGCCCCGCACCATTTCAGTGCGGGGCGTTTCTGTGTGGCTAGATGAAGTCGCGCCGCTTGAGTTTTGCCATGCGCCCGTCCGGGTGATGCCAGACGATACCCTCACCGTCGAATTCGGCGAGATATGCATGTAGCGCATCGTAGTCGCGTGGAGCGCCGGGAAGGAGGGCAGCGTATTCATGGCGGACCAGAAGATGCCCCGAAGGAACCGCTTCAGGATTCTTGTTGATTCTCGCGCCGATTAGCTCGAAGGTGCCCGGCGTGAGGTTTCGATCCGACGCCCCTAGCGCTTCCGCGTGGAACTTCGCGAACGACGACTGTCCGATCGGTTCCCACCCCATCGTTTTGCCCGTGTTCAGGTCGATGGAGATCGGAACGTAGTTTGTCGGCGGAACCGCGTCACGCTTGACTTCTCGCCTTGCCCACCAGTGCTCACCGTCAAACATGACGCACGTGCCGTCATACTTGCGAGTCGCGACACCCTCCCCGTCTATCACCCACTGGCATTCTGGGTTGACCTCAGGGAGGACTCGTTTCATGTCGGCAGGGTCACGCCGGAAAAGTGTCGGGATCTTGTTCATCGGTGCTCCTGATTTGATTCGCTGGGGAGGGTGACTCCCCAGCGTTTCGCGAGTGCGCGTCCGTCCCTGGCCGTGCGGCGCTTGTTCCCGATCCATGATCGGAGTTCGATCAGACTCGTGACGTCTCTCGATCGCTTTCCCGCTTCGAGTAGGAGGAAGTCGCGATCCGCATTCACGAGATACGAGTCGCGCGCCCAGTGCAACGCTTCGCCGAGTCCTTCATTCGATCCAGGCCCGGTCACAGCGCGTTGTTCTCGACGATGGTCCAGTAGGCGTTGCTGGGGATGTCGTCGATCGAGTCGAGACCGTAGTTGCTCACGATGGCGTCGACGATCCCGTCGACGTTGAACTCGGACTCCGATCCGGCAAGCGAGGTGATGACCTCGTGACGCACGTCTTCGGCGGTGCGAGTGCTGGCCATGATTCGTACCTCTTTCGTCGCCCCTCGATGGTTACGTGCAAATCATAGCGCGCGATTCATCGTCGCGCAATACTTGCACGCTTGATTTTTGCAGCTTGACTTTCTCGTGCTCGTACTGTACTCGCGCGACTGCTATGATCGGCCAGACATCCAAGCCGGAACAGGCAATCAAACCCCTGTCCGGTCATTCGCTCACGGGCATTGAAACCCTCGCGAGCAGCGGAGAGGAACCACATGTTCAGTGAAGGGCTCGGGCGACTGTTCAACGCCCACTACCCCGCCGATGACGTCTACATCCTCATGGCGGACGCCGCCGGCATTACGTTCCTCGGGCACGAAGTCGACGGCGCGACGGTATTCACGATCACGTTCTCTTCGGACGCGGCCGGCACCGCCACCACCACGCCCGACATCATCACCTCGTACTACGGCAAGTCCGCCGACACGAGCTCGGGAGTCTGGCACCGCACCACGCAGACTGCGGCGGAGACCGTCAGCGCGGCCGACGCTACTGAGGACTTCGTGGCGATCTACGTCGCGGCGAACCAGTGCCCGGACGGTTACCCGTACGTCAAGTGCTCGGGTGACGGATCTGCCACGGTCATGGCCGTGCTGCACGACCTGGCTCATCAGCGCGCTCCGCAGAACCTTCGGAGCGTGACCGCGTGAGCGTTCTCGACGACGCTGCGGCGTTCCGCAAGGCACTCTTCGGGATCTCCGTGGCTCGCGCCACGGCCGCGCTCCCGCAGACCACGCAGTCCGCACTGTTCACCGTCGCCACTGGCCGCGTGATCATCACGTCGATCGTCGGCGAGGTCACCACGGTCATTCAGACTCAGGCGAACAACACCAAGATCGTCTCCAACCCGACCACGGGCACTGACGTTGATCTGTGCGCCGTGCTCGACATCACCGCGGATCAAGTCGGTTGCCTCTATGGCATCACCGGTACGTTCGCCACGGCGATGGTCGGCGCGAACGCCGGCGCGACGCCCGTGCAGACCAACGGTATCGTCGTCAACGTCGGCACCATCGATCTGTCCTGTGCTGCCAGCAACACGGGCTCGGTCAAATGGAACGTCACGTACGTTCCGCTCGACGCCGGCGCGACGATCGTCGCTGCGTGACCTGTCACGCCCGGCCAGAGCTGGCCGGGCGTGACGCCTTTCTCGAAGGGATCGACTCGTGACCAACGCCCTATACAACACGGCCAGAGAGGGCCTGCTCACGGGTGCGATCGACCTCGATACGGCCGTCATCAAATGCTCGCTGGTCCGTGGCTATACGTTCAGCTCAGCGCACACGTTCGTCTCCGACGTGACCGGCGCTAGCGGAACGATCAACGGGACGAGCACCGCACTCGCGAACAAGTCGACCACTAGCGGCGTGTTCGACGCGGATGACACGACGATCACCACCACGGCCAGCGCCATTGACCACGGGCTCCTGATATTCCAGTCGAGCGCGGTCACCGGCGGGGCTGACGTGGCGACGAGTGCGCAGCGAGTCATCGCGTACTACGACACGGGCACCGGACTGGCCGTACAACCGGGTACGGGGACGACGACTGTCACATGGGCGTCGAGCGCGGACAAGATCTTCCGGCTGAGCTGAGCGCCGACTCGTGGCCAACCTGTTTACCAGCCAGACCCCCACCATCACGGACGCGTCCGACGGCGCTCCCGGCATCACCACAGCCACCACGGCCAGATTCGCCACAGCGGGCACCGTGTCCGGCGTCAGGTTCTATGCCACGGCCACCGTGAGCGGGACGTACACGGCGTTGCTGTATCGCGTCGACGCTGCGGACACCCCCTCGCCGGCGGGAACGTTGCTGGCCACTAAGACGATGAGCGGCGCGCCGGCCGGCGGAACCTGGAACACGGTCACGTTCGACACCCCTCAGAGCGTCACCACGAGCACCCTCTACCGCGCGTGCATCTTCTCGGGTGCTGGCCGGTACGTCGCGACGACATCGTTCTTCACCGTGGACCTGGTCAACGGCGACATCACGGCGGACGCCAACGGGGACGACCCGGTCGGACTGGGTTCACTGCGCAACGGGGCGTTCGCCATCGACGCATCCGCCATCTACCCCAGCGGCGGTGGCGGAACATGCTACTTCGTCGACTTCGAATTCACTGCCACAGGCGGTGATACCGCAATCACCCCTACGGGCATTGCCGCGCCGATAACGCTCGGTGCGCCCACGGTAGCCATTCAAGGCATCGCGCCTGACGGTATCGAATCTCAGATGACGCTCGGCGCGCCGACGATCACGACACCCGCACCCGCGGGTGGGTGGAACGGGCTGATGGCCGTGATCGAGTCCGCTCGGCAGGACGCGCGGGTGAACGCCGAGCGCCGTCGCAACCCGCTGGACTGCCCGCAGCACGGTTGGCCGCTGGTCCGCGTGCGGGGTGTTCTTCACTGTCAATTCGGCGGACACGTCATCACCCCCACGAACTGAACGGACGAGACGAATGCGCGCGGTATATGCCACGGTCGAAAGGGTCATGCGCGCTTCCGACGTGAAAGCAAGCGCCTACGTGCAGGATGAGATCCTGGAAGCGCTGGAATCGGCCAGCGACTCTGTCGACAGGCTCGTCAATCTCGGCGACGCGACACGTCCCGCATTCGCCCCATGGACCGGCACGATCTCCTTCGACTGGCCGACCGTGAACAACGGCGAGGCTTATCGATTCTGGCTGAACCAGTTTCGTCTCCACTCGCTGACGTCGCTGGTCTCCGGCGGGGAGAACGTGTACGCGTCCGCCCTGCTCTGGCCGGGATCGGGCGCGCCGTACAGCGCGATCGAGATCGATACGAGCACGAGTGACGCGCTGGAGATCGGCGCGGAGGGCACGGGTCAGCGCTCACTCGTGGCCGGCGGAATCTGGGGCGTTGTCGGCGGTGATCGCACGCGCACCGCGTGGACCCTGGGGACGACGGCGACGAGCAGCACGAGCACGCTCACCCTCAATGCCCCGACCGGCGTCGGGTCCATCGTGCTGATCGGCAGCGAGCGGGTGATGGTGACCGCTCGTTCGTGGGTCACGTCCGCGCAGACGGCCAGTGCCTTGACGGCCAGTGCGGCGGACTCGTCCATCACCGTGGCCACCGGCTCCGCGTTCCTGGCCCGAGAAGAGATCTTGATCGACAGTGAGCGCATGTTGATTCGCGACATCTCAGGAAACGTGCTGACCGTTCAGCGTGCAGTGGGCGGCTCGACTCTGGCCGCCCACTCGTCCGGAGCCACGGTGTACTGGGCTCGCTCGTGTGACATCGACCGCGGGGCGCTCGGCACGACGGCCGCTAGTCACTCGTCGGGCGATGCGATCTCGATTTACTTCCCCCCTCCGATGGTCGAGCAACTGACCGTGGCGTATGCGATCGACCAGCGGTCACAAGAGAACGTCGGCTACGCCAGTTCGCTCGCGCACATCCGCGGTGAGCGGCAGTCGACCGCCACGGACGTCGGCGCGGTGGGCATCGCCGCGCTTGAGGCGCGGCTGCTGGCCGCGTACGGGCGAATCCGCCACCGCGCTATTTGAGGTAGCATTCGTTTGATCGTTCCGATGCTGGTGAGAGGTGGTGTAAGTGATGGATGTGAGGGGTCCACTGTTCGACGGGCAGGCCGCCATCGCCGCCGATCACCTGTGTAAGGAGATCGAGCGCGAGGTTGCCAGTGAAGGCGTGTCGGTGGTGCGCCAACGCCTCAGTCAGGTACTGAAGAATCCGACAGGATTCTATTCATCGAAGATTCGAGACGAGCCTTTCGCCGGTCATATGAAGGTGACCGGCGAAAGCGTGATCTACCATTGGTGGCTTGAAGGCAAGGGCTCGCGCAACTTCCCCGCCACCCGGTTCAAGGGCTACCGCACTTTCGAGATTGCGACGGAGTTGCTGCGCGTGCGCGCCGGCGACGTCGCACAGTCCGTCACCAGCCCTTACGTGAAGAGGATGGGCTGATGACGATCGGGATCACGGCATTGATCAACGCGGTTGTCTCGCACGCGTTCGCTTCGGGGCACTTTGACGCGGTGTTGCCCTTCGAGCCTAAGTCCGCCCCCGACGGCGATCTGACGTACGCCGTGTTCCTGTCGGACCTCGGGCCTGCCCGCGCGGCATCCGGGTTGACGGCGACGTCGGCCAGAGTCGAGCTGACCGGGCGGATCTACAAGCCGTTCATGTCTCAGCCCGAGGGCCTGATCGATCGGTCCCTGGCCGATGCTTGCGATGATCTCTTCGAGGCGTACACCGGGGATCTCGACCTGGGCGGCAACGCGCGAAACGTCGATGTGATGGGTGCGCACGGTGCCGCGCTACGTGCCCGTGCGAGCTACCAGAAGCTCGGCGACGCCACATACCGCATCATGGACATCACCATCCCGATAATCGTGAACGACGCTTGGATCCAGGGGTAAGCCGTGGCAAAACAGTCCGGGCTCGGCGATCGCCTGTATGTGGGTGCCTATGACCTGTCGGGGAACATCGGTTCGATTCAGCGCATCGCCGGAGGGCCTGCCGCTCTCGATCTGACCGACATCACCCAGTCGGGATACGGTCGGGTCGGTGGACTGCGTACGGGCGCGCTGGAGTTCTCCTCCTGGTTCAACCCCGCAGCCGGCCAGTCCCACCCGCGCCTCGCATCCCTGCCGACCACGGACGTCATCGCCACATACGGACGCGGCACGACTCTCGGCAATCCGGCAGCGTCGTGCGTGGCAAAGCAGATCGGGTACGACGGGACGCGCGCGGCTGACGGTTCGCTGTCGTTCGCGGTGTCCGCGCAATCCAACGCGTACGGGATCGAGTGGGGCACTCAGCTCACTGCCGGACTGCGCACGGACACGGCGGCCACGAACGGAACCGGTGTCGACGGCGCGGCTTCCAGCGCGTTCGGCGCTCAGTTCTATCTGCACCTGACGGCTTTCACGGGAACGTCCGTGGTGGTGAGTATCGAGGACAGCGCTGACAACGTCACGTTCGCCGCACTGTCGGGCGCGGCGTTCACGTCGACGGCGGCGATCACGAGCGAGCGCATCGCGGTGACGGGAACCGTGCGACGTTATCTGCGCGTGGTCACTACGGGCACGATCACCAGCACGACGTTCTTCGTGAACGGTGTTCGCAACACGACCGCGGTGACGTTCTAATCAGGGGTGAACGATGATCGTGCCGAACCTTCCCGCCGAAGCTTTCAAGACGTATCAGATCGTCGCGCCCATCTCGACGCACTTCCGCAAGGCCACGTGCGAAGAGGCGCAGTGTCGCGGGTACACGCTCGGGTGGAAGACGAAACTCCTGCCAGACTCCGGCCAAGCTCGCTACATCCGTTCGTCCTCTGGACGGCGGTTCACCGAGGAGCGCAACGCTGACGGGACGGTGACGTTCACCTTCCCTCCCGGCCAGATGTGCTTTCGCGCGTCCGAGCATCTCGTCTCGCTCGAACGCGAGCCGCTGTATGTGGTGAAGGGCGGAGACTTCCGCGGCAACCCGCACGGCGTTCCGTCGGTGCGGCGCAACGCGCGTGACTGGGTAGATGACTTCGCCACGCATCAGCGGGCGATCGCCGATCGAGTCGAACGAGGGTAGGGGCGACATGGCGATTCACGTTCCACTTGGGGAGTTGGAGGGTGCGGTTGTCGCGTTCTTCAAGCGTCACCCGGTCGATCTCCACCACTTCGCGAAGATGCCGGTCTCCATGACTGCGACGGGCGATGACGTGACGGCCGTTCGCGTCGAATTCATCATCGACACTCCAACCACCCGCGAATTCCTGAACCTGGGTAACGCAGAAATCAAGGAAGGCTAAATCAGTGGCCAAGGAATCAGGAATGCCCTGGACTACGCTGTCGATCGACGACAGCGGTGGTACTGCGCGAGCCATCAAGAATGACATCACCAACTTCAGTTTCGCCACGCCTCGTGGCGTTCAGGACGTGACCGGCGTCGACAAGAGCGCGTTCGAGCGCCTGCTCCTGTTGGCCGACTTCACCATCACCCTCAACGGCGTCTTCAATGACGCGACGAGCCAGGCTCACGACGTGTTCAAGACGGTTCCGTCGACGTCGGTGGCGCGCACGACGACGCTCACGGTGTCCGGCCAGACCCTCGCCGGCGAACTCCTGTACACCGACTACGCACTCACTCGCGCACAGTCCGGTGAGCTGACCTTCACCGCGCCGGGTGTCCTGAGTGACGGTTCAACGCCCACTTGGGCTTAGAATCGAACGCCCACGAATGACAGCATCATCAAACAGGGGGGGGCAAGAAAGACATGGGTTTTCGTCTCGATCGAACGTACGCGCTGCGATGGGATGAGGGAGATCTCGAAGGGCTGGAAATCGACATCCGCTCCACGTCCGTCGCGACGATGCGTGAAGTGCGCGAGCTGCGCTTGTCGCACGACGAGGATCGTCTAGCCGCGATCCTCGTCGACAGGATCGCGCGCTGGAATCTTGAGGACTCCGAGGGTGAGACTCTGCCGATCTCTGTCGAGTCGCTGCTCTCTCAAGAGGGCGTGCTTCTAGCCGAGATCGCACGTCAGTGGTACCTAGCGGCCACGGGGGTCTCCGCCCCTTTGGATCTCGGATCGATCAGTACCGCCACGTCGGCGGAGGGATCGATTCCGATGGAACCGCTGTAACCATGCCCCCCGAGTTGGCGGAAGCGCTGGACACCCTCTATCTCTGCGACAGGTTCAAGTGCCTCCCATCGGCGATCGATGCTGAGGACGCGTCGATCATCGCGATGATCCACATGGAGAGGCGATACCGTGGAGAATGAAGTCGTCATCCATGTCCGCGCAGAGGATGAGACCGATCCAGGTTTCGCCAAGGTCCGGGGCAAGTCGAAAAAGCTCGGCGAGGATGTCGAGCGAGACCTAAAGCAAGCCGGCCAGAAGGCGGGCCTCTCTCTGGCCGATGGCGTCGAGCGCGGCCTGTCTCAGGGGAGAGCCTCCACTGTCCGCGTCGCGGACAGGATCGGCGATGACGTCGTCGACGAGCTGGAGACTGCCGGCGACAGGGCGGGAAACCGTCTCGGCGACGGGATCTCCGACGGCCTGGGGCAGTCCGCACCCGGAGTCATCGCTGAGGCGAAGCTGATCGGCGAGGCTGTCGAGCACGAGATGGGTGCGGCGGGGGAATCTGGGGGGGAGAAGCTTGCCCGCGGGCTGAAGGACGGCGTTCAGGATGCCAGCTCGGGGCTCGGGGACGGGATCGCTGGGGCCCTGAAGTCCATTGCCAGCAACCCGATCGTGGCTACCGCCCTGGCAGCCGTAGGCGTTGCCGCTTCCGGGATCATCGGCGGGGCGATCGGCGCGGCGATCATCGGCGGCGGCGGAGCGCTGGGCATCGTCGGAGGGTTCGCCGCGGCGGCGATGGACCCGCGGGTCCAAGGCGCGAGCATCGCGCTGAAGGACATCGTCTCCGACGACCTACAGGAGGCCGCACAGTCCTTCGTGCCTGCCGCCGTCGGTGCCATCGACCAGGTGCACGCGGCGTGGAAGCGCGTCCTGCCGGCGATCGAGAGCATTTTCGAGCAGTCGGGCAGTCTCATGGACCCCTTGCTCGGCGGCATCCTCGATGGCATCGACGCGCTGGTCACTGGGATCAAGACTTCGTTGAGTAGCGCGGGGCCGGTTTTCGAGTCACTTGGTGGACTGTTCCGCCATACGTTCGCGGGCTTGGGCACGATGTTCGCGGACTTGTCGGACAACACCGAGGACATCGCGAGCACGGTTGATTTTCTCGGGGACGCGGTCGAAACCACCATCATCATCATCACGGGATTTATCGAAGCTACGACATCTGTCACCGGGCCGCTGTTGCGCGCAGCCGAGGCAACTAGGCATTGGCTGCACGAACTGTTCGACGGCGTCGACGCCGTCGACAAGATCTCCATCGAGCAAGGCGTGTGGCACGACGCGACCGAGGATGCGACAGCGGCGATCAACGATCAGGCAGGAGCGCTGCGCGCTCTAGAGCAGGAGATGCGTAAACAGACCGACCCCCTGTTCGCTGTCTTCGATCTGCAAGTCAAAGTGCGCAAGGCTCAAGAGGACTACAACGCCGCGCTTGAAGCCACCGGCCCGAATTCCGCCAAAACGCGCAAGGCACTACTCGCGATGGGACAAGCCTCGTTCGAACTGACGTCGGCCCTGACGACCGCGGCCAACGAAGGGTTCAACGGGAAGCTCACGCCGGCCATGCGCAGTGCGCTGAGGAATGCGGGCAACACCACAAAGCAGATCAACGCTCTCGAGAAGGAACTGATTCAGGCGTGGCGCGCGGCCAACCAGTGGTCGGGCACGTACACGCAGACATATCACGTCGTCCGCACGGAGAACAGGAACTACTCGGGAAACTCCGTCACCGGAGCACGGGCTAGCGGCGGCATCACGGGAGCGGCCAACGGCTCGACATCGTCAGGTTTGACGATGGTCGGCGAGGCCGGTCCCGAGTTGGTCAACCTCCCTCCGGGCACTCAGGTGCACTCGAATCCCGACACTCAGCGCATGATGTCGGGCGGCGGCGGAATGGGTGGCGGGGGAGGCGGGAAACTTGAGATCGTGCTGAAGTTCGACCCTTCTCACGCTCCTGAGGCGATTCGGGGGATGATGGAAGGCATTCGCGCGGAAGTGCGCGGCGACGGCGGAAGCGTTCAGGCGAGCCTCGGCGTGGCGGGGGTGGCGTAGTGGCGCTGTACGGAAGTGACGATCATCCGATCATCGAGACACTGATCGACGGGACGTGGACGGATGTCTCGACCAGGGTGCGCGGTGAGCAGAAGGTAGTCATCAGTCGTGGCCGCACGAGTGAGCAGTCTCGGCCATCCACGCAGCGAGCCAATCTGACGTTCGAGAACGCCGACGGGTACTTCTCGAACCGACTGCCCACCTCCACGAACTATCGCAAGCTGGGCAAGAACACTCAGCTTCGCGTACGTGCGGGCTCTGGCGACAATCACGTCCGCCTGCCGTTCAACGACCAACAGACGACTCTTGAGCACGTCACGACTGCCGACAAAGCGGTGCTCGACATCACGGGCGACATCGACATCCGCATGGAACTGTGGCCGCATTCGTGGCGACCCCCGCCGGACTTGACCCTCGCCGCGAAATACCAGACCGCTAGCGATCAGCGGTCATGGATGATCACGCTCGGCCAGAGCGGGCAATTGGCTCTACTGTGGAGCAGCGCCGGAACGCTGGCCACGCGCATCGATATCAGCTCCACGGCGTCCGTCCCCGCGCCCTCTGGCCGATTGGCCATCCGAGTCACGCTCGACGTCAACAATGGGGCCGGGGGCAACACGGTCACGTTCTACACGTCCGACTCGATCAGCGGGTCATGGACGACTCTCGGGAGCGCCGTCGTTACCGCGGGAACTACGTCGATCTTTGCGAGCACCACCAATGTCACCGTCGGAGGTAGCGCAAACTCTCGTGGCGGTATCGGCAGCAACTCCGGCTTCGGCGGGAAGATGTACGCGTTCGAGATGTACAACGGGATCGCGGGGACGCTTGTCGCCAAGATGGACGCCACCTCGCGCAGCATCGGTGACACATCATGGAGCGACGGACTTGGCACTCCGAACACGTGGACGATCGCTGGTGACAATGCGCGACTCACGTCGGATCGAGTTAGGTTCTGGGGTGAGCTTCACTCCCTCCCTCAGCGATGGGACGTCGCGGGCATCGACGTCGCCATGCCCGCTCAGGCATCTGGGTTGATGCGTCGCCTCTCTCAGGGCGCGAAGCCGCTGGACAGTGCCATGCGCCGTAACTTCCTCCAGCACGATCCGTTCGACTACTGGCCGATGGAAGACGGCAGTGACGCGACGGTGGTGGCCAGCGACAGTCCGCGCGTGGGGAGCGCGGCCGGAACCATTGTCGATGCGACGTTCGGGTCAACCGACACTCCGCCTGGATCGGCGGGGGCGATCGCATTCTCGGCGTCAACGAGCCAGTTTCTCGGGAAGATCAAGCTGACCGAGCTGTTCGCGCCGGCGACGTTCAGCATCGTCTTCTACGTCAGAGTCGACGCGCTCCCCGCGTCGGCCAAGGTTTTCTTTACGATGGTCTGGCTAGGGCAGTTCGCGCGAGTCGATGTCAGCCTGAGCAACACAGTGTGGACGGTCGAGTTCTACGACATCACAGGTGTCAGTCTCGGCAACAGCGCGACGGCGATCACGGACATCAACCCTGCCAACGGGTGGATCGGATACAACCTGCTCCTACAGGACAGCGGGTCGGACTTCACCTATTCCCAGCGATGGGACGCGATCGGCACATATGGAGGCGGATCCGGCCCGACGACGATCGCTGGATACAGCCTGGGGGAGCCGAAGTCGATCAAGTTCTTCGCGTCGAACGACACCACATTCAACGCGATGCGGATCAGCCAGGTCTTCCTGTCTCAGGATGCGCTCGACCTGTCGGACGGCACCTTCCGCGACGCATCCAACGCCTACGCCCTCGAGACCGCCGCGGCCAGATTGAAGCGCCTGTCCGACGAGGAAGGCGTCGCCATCGAGATCACGGGGCTGTATGCGGATTCCGAACCGATGGGCTACCAGACCCCTGGCACCTATCTCGACCTGGCTGCCGAATGCTGGGACACGGACGGCGGCATCGGTGGAGAGACGCGCGACGCGCTGATGCTGGCGTACCGCACGCGCGCCGACATGGAGTCAAGGGAAGACGTCGTCTTCACGTACACGGACTCGGAACTCAGCGACGTCCCGCAGCCGTCCGACGACGATCTAGGGTTGATGAACGACGTCACTGTCACGCGCACGGGCGGTTCGTCGTATCGCGCGGTGGTCACCGAGGGCTACAACTCGATCTCCGAACCACCTGACGGAGTCGGAAAGTACGCCGCGGCGTACACACTGAACGTGGCCACCGACGAGAGGTTGCCATCGGCGGCCGGATGGATCGCGCTGATCGGGACTTGGGACCAGGACAGGTATCCGTCCGTCGCCGTCGCCCTTCACCGGTCCGCCCTTCTGGCCGACACCGCTCAGTTCGCGTCCGTAGTCGCAGCGAATCTCGGCGACACTGCGGTGCTGGCCGACTTGCCTTCATGGATGCCACCAGACGACGTCGCCGAACTGATTCAGGGTTATCGGGAAACGCTTTCGCGTTTCCTGTGGGACATAAGCTTCAATGCAACTCCCGCCGGCCCGTACCGCGCGGTACCCGTCCTCGGGTCTGCTGAGTATGCCCCGCGCCTCGACGCCACCACGCACACCAGTAGCGGCTCACTGACGACGACGGCCACATCGGTCACGCTGGTCACCGCGGCTGGCACGGCCAGATGGCCGGACAGTGCCACCTATCCCGGCGACTTCCCGATGAGCCTGGATATCGACGGCGAAGTAGTCACCTTGACCGCGGTGACGGGCACGTCGTCGCCGCAGACCGGCACGATCACGCGCTCGGTGAACGACGTTGTCAAGGCGCATGACGCGGGCGCGCTCGTGCGCTTGGCCGAAGTGTTCTACGTAGGGAGATGACATGGGGACTACCGACTTTCTGACCGGCCAGAGGCTGACGGCTGACCTGCTCAACGCGAACATCATCGACGTCCCCGACGTCACCGTGGTCACTGCGACGGTGGGGACGGTGGCGTCGGGATTCAGCGTCAACGACGTGCGCGCGGCGACGCTGTCCGACGGTAAACACGTCGACATCGACCTGTATTGCGCACGGACCGGCGCGGACATCACGGCGACGTCAGGCAACATCGCGGACACGCTGATGTTCACACTGGCAGCCGCGTATCGCCCGACGCATATCAAGTCGGCAATCTGGGGTAACGGCACGTCGTCGGGGGAGGCGACTGTCGATACTGCGGGATTGGTTACGCTGAGGACGGCCAGTAGCACCATCAACGGGACGGCGGGGTCGGGCGTGACGAACCTCCGCCTGTCCGTGTCCTTCATCATCAGCTAGGGGGAGGTGGCATCGATGAGCGCATGGACCGTCATCCAGTGCCTGCTTACTCTGCGCGCGGAGTTCAATACGGTCTCCCCTGATCGCGACAAGGGCGCTGACGGAACGATCGGCGACACGGCGCATACATCCTCATCGGATCACACTCCGGATGAGGACTCGGACGTCCTCCGCGATCACGATGCGGACGACAAGAACGAGGTTCACGCGCTCGACATCGACTCGTCCGGCCCGTGGCCGGACGGCGGATGGTTCAACCGCGCGATCCTGGCGCTGGTGGAGCGCGAGCGTGTCGAGCATGAGAGCGCGGACATCGTCGGCAGGCTGTCGTACGTCATCTGGAACCGACGGATCGCATCGCGCTCGCAAGGGTGGGCCTGGCGCGACTACGCCGGGAGCGACCCGCACACGAATCACGTTCACTTCTCTGGGCGATACTTGAGCAGCACCGAAGCCGACACTCGCCCGTGGGGCGTACAGGGGGACACCATGACCAAAGCCGAGTTCCTGGCGTTGCTGGCCGACGCAGACGTGCGCGCCGCGCTCTGCCGCGCGGTAGTAGCCACCGATGGCATCATCTCCGCGCCGGCCGATGCCGCGGCCAACGCGGACGGAACCGCAAACACACACTGGACGCTGGCCGGATACGCCCAGTCCACTCGTGGTGCGGCGGTATCAGCGCGCACGTACTCGGCTCAGGCCGCGGCGCTGGACTGGGCATCGCGGTTCGCGGCATTGGATAGTGCGCTGGCCTCGCTCGGTGCCGTTCTGGCCGAACTGATCGCACGGCCGGCGGGTGGCGCGCCCGTGACCGCAGATGTCGCGATCGAGGCACTACGGGAGATTCTGCGCGATGGGGTTGCCGAGTGACTTCCCCTACCCAACCGGACAATACCGGTGTCATGCTGGTCGAAATCCTGGCGAAGCTAGGCGACCTCTCGGCAAAGGTGACCACCGTCTTGTCTGACATGGCGTACATCAAAGAAGACGTCACCGAGCACAAGCACGAGATCCGCGCACTCAGCGCCATCCCTGAGCGGGTGACGCGCATGGAGACGGAGTGGCAGGCTGCGAAAGCCGACCTCGAAGCGCGCATCCGTTCGCTTGAACGGGACAAGATGCCGAAAGCCATGGTCGGCCTCATCGCGACAGTCGCGATGGCGATCATCGGCATGCTGGCCTACCTCGGAGTTACGGTCAAGTAGGCGGTCAACAGCTCTCAGCCTCATCGCTCCCCCTGTGGCGATGAGGCTGAGTCTTGCTCGATGTCAGTCAGTGAGAAGTTTCCATGCCGCCGCGGCGGCATGCGGCACCACGCCGTTACCGGCGGCTTTCAGTGCGTCATTGCGCCTCATGCGGTCGGTGAGCAGCCCCGGACGCAACCCCATCATCCACTCCGGCAGTGCGGGGTTCAGCCGCACTCCGCCTTTCGGTCCGGGGACCGCGGGTTCGGGCGCGAGCACTCCCGTGATCTCCTCCCAGAGTGTGACGGCTTCCGCGTACTTTCCCCAATGTTGCGGCTGAACGGCGGACGGCATGGCGAGATCTCCCGACGATCCACGCTGCCCCGGTCCGCCATTCGTTCCGTCAGTAGTGCGCGGCGTAGGGAGCATGTTGATCGCAGCGCCTAGCGGAACGCCTTTCCCGGCGCGATCGGGGCGCACGGAAAGTCTGTTGGCCCAGAATCCCGGGGACCCCTCGCTCCTCCCCGCGCCATCTCGCGCCGTAGGTGTCGGGAGCAGGGCTGCGGCGATGCCGGGGAGTAGCAATTCTCCGCGACTGTTGTAGCCGTTCCCGTACTGATTGGTGACCGTGGGCGTCGGGAGCAGGGCGATAGCATCCTCAAGATTCAAACTACGCATCGGGTCGGCTTCCCGTCGCGCGGCATGGTCACGCGATGGGAAGCCTCGCGCTTCTCCTTCGCGTGCAGCGGGCGTAGGCAGCAACGCGACGCCAGGCTCGTTGTAATCGGTGGCCTTCGGGGGTGCGAAAAGTGTGCGCCCCGACCCCCGAGGTGCACCGCAGAACGCCTTGACTCCGACGCGAACGGCCTCACTGGCCCATACGCCTACGCGTTCAGCCAGTGCGAACCAGCGGTGACGATGGTGTGGTGCGCCGACGGCGCACGCGCCCAGTACGGTCCAGCGCACCGAGTAGCCGTCCTCGCGTAGGTGCGTGAGGCGTTCGGCCAGGGTGCGCCCACCATCGTGAGAGACGATGTTCGCGACGTTCTCAAGAAAGATCCGATCGGGCTGTAATTCGCGATACGCCTCACGCACCCACGGCCAGAGAAAGCGCGGATCATCGCGTCCGAGCTGCCGTCCGGCCACACTGATCGACTGGCAGGGGTCGCCCGAGCTGAGAATGTCGACGTGGCCGATCCCCCGCCACGAGACATCCTTGATGTCGCCGAGATTCGGGACATCGGGATGCTCGCGATTCAGGACTTCCGCCACGCTCGACTCGGTCTCGGCATGGAACGCGTGCGCCAGGTCTAGACCCGCCATCACGAGCCCCTGGCCGATGCCGTCATACCCAGTACAGAGCGACCCGTAGGTAGCCACGTCGCTCATTCGGACGCGTCAGAGTCGGCGTAGCACGAGCACTGCGAGTATCCCTCGTACGTGCCCCACACGCACGGGCACTCACCACAGTCGGTGCAGTCGTCCTCGTCGTAAGCGTGAATCCCGCATTCCATCAAATCGCTCATCGCCTCGCCCCTCGTTCGCTCTCTCGCTTACAAGAACTAATCTAGCATGGACGAATGGAGCGCGCAAGTATCATTCGGCGGTGAATTCGTAGATAGCTGACGCGATGCACGCTCCGCCGATCACGTACGCCAACGGGGAGAGTTCGGGGATGAACGCTACCGCGCCGAGCGTGAGCAGGAGGATTCCGACCATTAACACGAACACGCCGTACAGCGCTCGTGCGCTCGGCTCGATCGTGCGTGTGTCGTACGGCGGTGGCGCACGGTGCCTGCCTCTGATCGTCATCTGATTCCCCCTTCCTCTGAGCGGAACATGGGCACTGACCGATCGGTCAGTGCCCATGTATGTCTAGAACGTCACGAGTCAAACTCTCCGGCCTTTGCGCCGGCCAGGAACGCGGCCCACTCGTCGGTGGTGAACATGACCACGCTGCCGCCGCGATCTTTCGTGCTACGCACGAACACCCTGCCGGGGATGGCCGGATTGCGCGCCACCTCCACACAGTTGTTCCCGCCGGTCCCGTTACTGAAGCTGGACTTGCGCCACATCGGCGGACGGTCAACCGCGGTCACGATGCGCCCCCTTGTAACCTTTCGGCTTCGGCCTGATGATGGCTGCTGTCACCGGTGGCTCACCGGTGACGCTCAGCTTCACGTCCTTCACGCCTTCGCCGCGCGGCGGGAGATCGCTTCCCGCCTTACGCACCTTGTTGATGTCCTGTCGATCCTCGCGCCCCATGGCCTACCGCCCCTCTTCTTGCTCGCGCTCACGAGCGATCTTGCGCTCGTTCTCCTTGCCCAGCGGGAAGATCAGCGAAGTCTCTTTCCAGCGCACTTCCTTGTCAGCACCCTCAAAGAACGACTCTTTGTATTTCGGAGTCCGGCCGTCGTCGCGCCCGTTACCCGTGCTCGGCTTTTTCATCCGAACACCGCCAACGTCGCGCCGATGACACTGAACCATGCCAGCGCGCCCACCGTCGCGCCGAGCACGACACCCTGAGCGGAGTTCAACCGCCTCGCGTTCCACTTCATGCTTCTCGCCCCTCTAAGTGTGCTCTTGATTTGTTGTCCTAATCCTACGCTGCGTCGCGTCAATTCGTCAAGCCTTGATTCATCGACTTGACGTTACTTGACGTCAGTCCTTCAACCTAGGCCTCGATGACTGCGATGGCGAACCCGTAGCCGTAATAGAAGGGGTTGCCGCTCGACCAGGCAACGGTCAGCTCCAGGACGTCGCACATGTCGGCGTAGATGTGCCAGGTCGTGTAGCCGTCGGTCGTGCCGACGCCGGTGATGATGTGGTCGATGCGGTCCGCGTGCAGCAGGAACGCGTCCAGCTCGGTGTAAGCGCAGCAGTCATCGGTGTTGACCAGCTCGACCCGCTTGCCAGTGTCGAGCGTGATGGCAAACTTGCCGTCGACTTTCTCGGCGGAGACGATCCGGTGGCCGACGACTTCCTCACGGAGGGCGGCCACGTTCTCGGGCATCGTGCCGTTGTCGTCGTCCTCGCAAAGTAGCTCTTCGGGATACGCGGCGCTCATTGCTGCTCGTTGCGGGCCCACGTGCGTCCGGGGATCAGGAACTGACCGGGCGACGACAGGAGTCGGTGGTACAGCTCGGCGGGGACGACGTCCTGAGGAAGCCGTCCGTCGTCGAAAGCGTGGTAGCCGGCATCGGCCAGAGACTGATCGACGTGCTGTGAGCAGATCATGTCGCGACGTGTCGAGATGATCCGGCGAAGCCACGCTTCGGTGAGCCGCATCCTCAGCGCGCCGGCGGCGAGCTTGGCGTACGTCAGGAAGCCGTACGGTGTGCCGACGTACCTACGCGCACACGTCGCCACATCGCCGGGCCAGACGTAGCCCGCGGCCTCGTAGTCCGGCCGGATGAAGACGTGCGCCGCGGTGAAGTGCTTGGCCGGATCGAACGCGACCTCCTCGCATCCTCCCGGCATCGCTTGAATGACAGTCAGTCGGCCGACGCCGTTCACCGTCGCCTGACGCGCGATGACTGCGACGTGACGGATGCGGAACCAGGTGCGAGGAGAGTGCACCATCCGCCACCACCGCCTCGTCGCGAACAGCGCCAGCTGGCCGACGCCTACGGGCACGAATCCCGGCACCACTCCACCGATCGGCCCGAAGAGTAGATCCCCTGATTGAAGTTGGTCGTGACTCATGTCGCCCCTCTCTGTTGTCGACGTGCTCCACATATACAGCACGAGCGCGTGAGAGTGTCCAGCTCTCACGCGCTCGTGCCTCTTGCTGCGGAAAGATCAGGCGTTGCCTACGCGTTGTCGATGCGGTAGGCCTTGATCCAGCTCGATTCTCGGCCGGGGTTCGGCTTCTGTCCGGCGCGGGTGATCGTGAGCCGCTTGCCGATCAGGCTCGGATAGTCGGTCAGCACGATGCCGCGCATCCGCGCGTCCTCCATGGCCTTGGTGAACGGTTCGAAGTCGAATCCGCCGATGACCTCGATCCGCTTGCCATCGTCGGTGGCGACGGCCGATGCGTTGCGCCCGACGGCGACGGCTTCCGCGTCGGTGAGGCGGTAGTCGGTGGACAGCTCGACATGCACCACCATGACCGGCCGGTTCGGCTGACCGGTCGGGCCGTCGACGGCGTCGGTGGTGACAGCGCGGTTGCGCTGCTCTCCACCCACGCGCGAGGTGGACCAGTACTTCGGAGTCTTGCTGCTGAAGTCCTGGTCCTGCTTGTCGGTGACCGACTTGATGATGCCGCCGCGCGACGTGCCGAGAGGGTGTGTCTTGTTCATGATCGACGGCGCGGCGTTGCCCTGGCTGAACAGGAGGTTGCCACCACCTCCGACTGACGGAGCGAACCCGGCGGCGATGCCCGTCACTGCGGGAGCGGAATGCTGGACGGGTGCCGGCGGAGCGACGGCGACGGGGGAGGCCGCGGCCCACGGGTCGGTAACGGGAGAAGTCATGCTTTTTCCTGCTCTCTGCTCGTCCTGCTCTTGCTGCTTAGGTGTCCGTCTCTCCGGACTGTCTTGTTGCCGTATTCCGTACCCCGGATCGGACTCGAACCGATCGAACGTCCTCCGGCCCCGAAGTGACTCCAGTTCGCAATGACTGGCTACGGGCCCTGCTCGTTCAGGGCGTGATGTGCGCCGGGAGGCCATTCCCGTGGATCAGCCGACGCACACATTCAGGATTGATTCCTCAACCGCTTACCTAGCGCGCGAATTAATCGCCGTCTCGCTAGGGGAGTTGATTTCTCGCCCCTCAACTGATGCTTACTCTACTCTTCGCCGGTCCATCGTGCAAGCTCGAATGTTGCCGAACTCCGCGCCTCACTGCGCGCGTCGGTGACCTCGCGAGCCAGCTTCGCCCATCGTAGCCCGATCTCAAGATCGACGCGTTCGAGGTACGGGGCCGCGCCATCGGAAGGCATCCGCAACAGGATCGCCGTCTTCTGATCGACGTGGTGCGACGGGCCGGGAACGTAACCGTCCCGCGCGTCGTTCAGCATCCACTCGGCAGTGGCATAGACGGCCTGCTGAATCCACGACTCCATCCACGAGTAGAACGCCGTCCGCTTCGTCTTGAGGTCTGCCATGTAGAGCTTGCCGGTTTTCTCCGACATGAGGATGTCGTCGAACCTGCCGGCCGCGTTCAGTCCGACGTTACGCACCACGCGCTCTTGCAGGCCGTCGACGCGCGCCAATCGATTCTCGGCCAGTAGCGCTTCAAGTGCCTCGATCTCGCGATTGATCTGCGGAGTGCCGAGCAGCGCGCCCGTCTGCGCGCGAGCCTCCCACGCGTCATGCCTGTTCGTGCCCATCGCCGCCGCGCGATTCCCGCCGCTGGCCGTCCTCGCCAGGTCGTGGATCTCGGCCAGGGACGAGACCAGTACCTTTCCGAAGGTCGAGTCCTTCAACGCGCTCATGTCGGCACCCGCGGCTGCGGCGGCATTGACGTCGAATACCAGGCGCTCGAACAGCTCGGGACGCATCGCCATGCCGATCTGTCCACGTTCACGCTCCCAGACGCTCAACGTGCGCGAGTCCACCATCGACCCTGCCAGGTTGGTAGCCGACATCACGCCGCGCGAGACGTGGTTGCCCCCCGCCTTCGTGCCCTTCTCTCCCGGCAGTAGGGGTAGGTGATACCGCCCGGAGTACCGCTCCCCGAACTGCTTCCCCTCGGGCTCTTCCTGCCCTGGCCGATCGTTGCTGAAGAGCAGGCTCACTTCTTGACACCCTTCGCGCCGGACGCCAGCACCGCGATCATGGCGAGCGCGGACACAGGGACGACGATCGAGATGAAGCCCGTGAAGTAGGCGTCCGTCGCGTTCATCGGCTTGCCCTGATTCCTCGCTCCCCTGCCTGCCGCGATGACTACGAACAGTGTCGTCAACAGCGACACTGTTAGGTATCCGCCGACGATGAACGTGTCCCAATAAGCGTGCATTTCTTGCGCCCCTCTTTCGTCTCGATGCGAAAGGGGCAGGCGCAACCCCTCAGAAGCGCCTGCCCCGGCTCTCGGCCTTTCGGCATTACTGCTTACGCGCGCGCTTGTCCCAAAACTTCGCGATGTAGCGCTGCGTGGCGGGGACTCCACCCTCGTTCGGGAGTGCGTCGATCGCGAGACCGATCATGTACGGCTCGCTCACGCCGTCCGCCTTGGCGTGCTCCTTGCCCGCGCGGGTGAGGAAGCGCCGGATGCGATCGTGACGCTGTTTCAGCGTCTCGCCCTGCACGGCGTCCAGCGCGAACGTCCGGCCGATAGTCAGTGGGCGGCCGTCCTCGGTCACTTGGCCGATCACACCGCGCACGTCGACGTGGAACGGGTTGACCTCAGCCTTCCGTCCGGCGCCGACCTGGGGTGCGCGCTTGACCGGCTCGACGATGTACGCCTCGCCGTAGTATTCAGTGCTCATGATCTTGAACTTCCTGTTCGTAGTGTCTGTGATTGACCTCAGTGCTCTGCCAATTGAGCTACGGGATCACGTTACTGCACGTTTGATTATTGCACACTTGATCGTACGGTAGCAACGAGCGGATCGATTCGCGCGTTGGCGATGCGCGCGTCGACGGCCTCTTGCAATTCACCGTGCGTCATCTGGCCGACGTCGACGCCCAAGCGCCACGCCTTGATTTTCAGGTGCTTGCCCGGCGGCCGGCTGTGCCACGGGCTCTTGTGTGAGTTGTACGCACCCCCGGCGACCTCCTCGCTGAACAGCAGCGCGCGCTCCAGCGGCATGTCTACATGCTCAGGGAAGCCGGACACCCACTCGGGCGCGGCGTCGACGAACTGATCGAAGCCGGTATTCGTGGAGCAGGCGGCGATGTCGTATGCGTCGGCCAGACCCGAGAGAGCGGGAGTCAAGAAGATGAACGCGTCGCCCTTGCCGAACCGCGATGCACGCAGATAGTAGGTACCTCCGTCCGTCTTCCCCCACGCCTTATCCCTGCCGAGAGGGTCGAATGTGGCCGTGGTGACGGGGCCGGCGTATTGCTCACTCTCGAATTCGTACGACGCTCCCGCACGCTGCGCATCCAACTCCTCCTCGATCTGCTGTTCGACCCACTCTTCCAGCTCTCCGAGAGTGGCGTCCGGGTTCTCGTCGTACGCGCCCTGAAGGTTGGACTCAGGCGAGAGGTCGATCATGCCTCGCAAGTCCATCGTCTCGGCGGCTCCGCTGACCACGAACAGCAGGCATGGGCGCTGTTGCTCGATGGGGGCGTCGTGACGCTTGCGCAGTCCGCGCCCGACCATCTGAGGAAAGAGGACGGGGGATCTCGTCGGGCGTCCGATCACGATGCATTCGATGGACGGGTCGTCGAACCCTTCCGTCAGCACCATCGCGTTGTGCACGACCTGAATCCGCCCGGCGGCGAGATCGGCCAGCGTGCTCGCACGCTCGTGCTTGTCGGTCTGGCCGGACACTGCCGCGCTCGGGATGCCCGCGTCGTTGAACACCTGAGCGGCGTGCTCGGCTGTGGCGACGAGTGGCCAGAACGCGATGCCCTTGCGATCGTGCGCGAGACGTGCGTACTCCTCGGCGATCGTCTCGATCGCGAACGATCGCTCCAATTCCTCGGCGAGCGCGGACTCGCTGAAGTCCCCACCCACCTGTTTGACGTTCTTCAAGTTGAGATCATCGACGATGATCCGCTCTCCCTTCACGTCGAGCAGGTAGCCATGACGAATGCCGAAGAGGATGTCCCTCGAATACGTACAGTCCTCCCACACTGTGCTCAGCTTCGCCTTGTCGCCGCGAACGAGCGTTGCGGTGAATCCAGCGACTTTGATTCGTGGTGGCGTGTGCCTGTCGGTTGATACGCACGGGTTGCATGCGGCCACGTCGACAGAGTCGGGATCGTCGGAGTGCTCGCACGCGTCAAACGCCCCGTAGTGTTTCAGCACCTTCCCGTAGGTATTTTTTGAATGCGCGTGATGACAATTGTGAGCCACCACGCCATCCCCAATCAGGTAGGTATGCGTGCCCGCCACTTCAATGTTGTAGACAAAACCGTCTGGGCACACTCCGCCGTACGTTCCGTCGCTTCCTGATTCGAGAACCTGAACGTCAACCACCCGATACGCGCTAGGCGTTCGTCCCTCCGACGGTCCGAGTCTCGGCGCGCCAGCGCGTAGTGGGACCCCCCGTCCACTTCCACGCACACCTTCATTGCCGGATGCGCTATATCCAACTTGTAGTGATAGGGGCGATCCCCGTCGCCGGGAGGAACGACTACTTCCATGGGCCACCCCAGGAACTCCGCCAATAGGCGCTGAGCTTGGGGTGGTGGAGTTCCATTCCCGCCACGAATTCGCGGCTGATGACCGATCGCCAAGAGCGTCGCTTTCATTTTCTCGCGAGTCTCTTCCCGAGCCATCGGGTTGTTCGCCATCATGCGCGCCGAAGCGTGCACCCTGTTGGTCCGAGCCATCCGATTCGACGAATCCAGGCTCACCCATCGCGCACGGCACTGGTCGGTGTCGAACGCCCGTCCGGTCTTCTGCCATGTTCGATACCTGTGAATGGTGTCGTTCGGCATGTCCACGAGGTTTCCGCACCACGTGCACGGCGGAGTCGTGCGCGCGACTCTCCGCGCTTCCGCCGCAAGCCTCATTGCGCCCCCCGATCCGATCCCCGGCTGTTTTGCTCGTTTGTCCGTCATGAGTAAACGACACCACCAACTCACCACGCGCAAGCATTCCGGCGGGACACCATCCCCGACTCGTGAGGATGGGATGGTTCGGAGTGCAGGCGAACACCTGCCCGCCGGCCAGGGAGACGCGAACCACGGCTTGTGGACGCTTGCGCATGACGGCGACCACGGGGCGCGCTACAACCTCACCGGACGCCTCATCCCACGACTGCACCATGTCGCCAGGCTTTAGCGTCTCGATAGGCCCGCCCCCGACCAGCGTTCCAGCGGGGAAGCATTCGTCGACGATCATTAGGCCCACACGCTTGATCTGATTTCTGCGCTTGACACTGGCGAGAGTCTGGCGTGACGAGATGATGACGTCGGCGGTGGATTGATTCAGCGCGCCCTTGACGATGCCGATGCGACGATGCGGCATACGTAGTCGAGACTTCTTTGCCGCCTGATCGATCAGTTCGTTGGTGTGCGCGATGACGAGAACGCGCTTGCCCGGATTGAGCGCGAGCCAACGATCGATTACCGCAATGAAGATCTCAGTCTTGCCGAGTCCAGTGGCAGCCACCGTCGGCACGCGCGTCGCGCCAGCATCCCAACGAGAGAAGAGATCAGAGATGGCCTCCTGCTGGTAGTCGTAGAGCTGGAAAGCCTCACTCACGATTCGCCCCTCGTTGATTTACGTTGTTCTGATTATAGCGCAAACCAATCGAGCGCGACAAGCTTGGTAGCCTGTCACGCTCGATTTGGTGCTTCAGCTTACGTAACGTTGGCAACGTCCTCCCGGATGCGTGCTTCCGCATCTTTCTTGCGTGAGTAGAGCGCAAGCGGAAGCTCGATCCCGTCACGTAGCACCGTGTACGTCCATCGCGACTTCCCGTACGGAGTGCGCCGAATCTCGTACGTCGCCCGTTCTGGCGTCTTGTTCATTCGTCCACCATCTCCAGTCCATCGCTCATCGCTTGACCTCTTTCGCCGTCGTCGACTTGACGATGCCGTGCGGAGTCTTCGTGATCTTGCTGTTCGTGACCGTCTTGCACTCGGTCGTCTTGACGTCTTTCGGGAAGTCGATCGTCATGATGCTGTCGCCCCTCGCTCGTTGCTGCGTTTAGTGATGCTCTGATTCTTGCACGTTCGATTGTGCGCTGTCAAGCTGCACGAGGGTCATCTGCCAACCCAACTCGGCCAGAAGTCGCAACAGGGTGGTCACCCTCATGCTGCGCACTCCGCGCTCGTACTCACCGACCCTTCCTGGCGAGAAGTTCAGCGGTTCGGCGATGCTCTGCTGCGTCCGGCCAGCCAGGACGCGCAGTAGCTTCAACGTCGAAGCCAGGTCTTCCCCACTGTCGATCGGCACGGTGGTCACAGTCTCGCCGTCCATCCGCCCAGTAGCTCGATCGCATCCGCCTCCACCTGAGTGGTGCGGATGTCGACAGGCGCGTCAGGGCTCATCCCGTGCGGCGGCGAGAAGGGCGCGGCGCTCTCGTCGGCCAGAGGGGCGAGGGTCACGAGTCTGGCCGAATAGGTGAGGCGGTGCTCGCTGGGCCGGTACTGCCGATCACGTACGTCCTGTTCGGTGACCGCGGTCAGGTCGTCGACGTGCCACTCGCACGTCGGGCCGATGCGGACGACGTGCGCCGCGTGCTGATCGAGCGCAAAACCGTCAGTGTTGATGGGGCGGATGGCGTCACCCTGGCGCGCGTCCGCCCACGTCCGCCGAACCCAGATGAACGACTGACTTGCTTCGGCATCCTTCTCGATCTCGATGCCGAGCGCACGCGCGAACGCGCGTAGGGCCCTGTCGTTCAGGGGCACCTCGTCGGGCGACGAGTCTGCCGCATCGAAAGCCGCGTTCGACGCCTCGTCGAATTGCCTCTGTGTGATCCTCACTTCAGGATTCCTTTCCGGTGAGCCAGATGGACGGCGTGTGCGCGATTGGACGCGTCGAGTTTTGACCGGATGTCCTGTACGTGCTGCTTTACCGTCGACTCGCCGATGAACATGGCACTGGCTATCTGAGCGTCGGTCTGGCCTGCCGCGATGTACGCCAGCACTTCCACCTGACGCCCGCTCAACTGACGCGTCAGGCTGTCGAGTTCGCCCCTCATGTGAACCTCCACTCTTTCGCCTCTTGATCTCGCTGGGGGGTGCGCAGTCGTTGCAGAATGAGGCGGACGCCTTGCGGGGCGATCCACTCCCGCCCGTCGGAGAAGGTGAGCACGAACGCCTCGCTGTAGCCGGGTTCGTCCTCATCCGGCCAACCGGGTGTGGTGGCACGAGCGAGGAGGACTTCCTGCTCTCTGGCCGGACGACGAGCCACGACCGGATGGGACCAGGGGACGGGGACCTTCGAGCGCCACGGCTTAAGCCACATGCGCACCTGCCATCCCCTACCCAGCGAGATCCGTTCCGCGCGAGCCGCGCCGCATATCCACATCTCCCGTTGTGGCCTCATACGTACGTCCCGATCAGCTTCTTGACGAACGCGTCGATGTGCTCCTGATGACCGGAGTGACAGTGGCGACCCTGAGTGCATCGCGCGCCGAACACTCCGCCGACCTCCTTCACGCACACCGCGCGCTGGCCGACATGCGCGTCATGAACGCACATCGGCAGTTCCGCTCGGTAGCCGGAGTGCGTCGTCACGACGAATCGAATCGTTCCGACCTGCTCGACGTCCACCCATCCGATCAGTCTCGCGCCGCGCCTCGCGCGGATCTCAGTTCGCACACTCGCCCCTCGATGTTTCGTCGTTCCTCGTTGACGTGAGCCTCTTCCGACAGCGTGACGACGTATTCAGCCTCTGCCTGCCCGGTGACCCGTTGACTAATCTACCATCGATAACCTGAACGCGCAAGTGAAAGAAGAGTGCCCGTCCGGCGGGAGCGGCAATCATCAGGCGAGGGAGGGGCGAACCTCAAGCGCAAGAATCATGCGGGACCAGGCGAACGGGCACTTCTGCTGACGACGTTAGCACGAACCACGGGCCAATCACTCGAACGAGGGGAACATCGGGCACGACGTTGCCACGAAAGACGGTCACCGTTGACCGTGGTAAGTTCCCCGCATGAGCCACGAAGACACCGGGGAACGGCGCGAACGCCGCACGCGCACCATGGCAGCTACCGCCGGCCGGATGCGCAAGAGCGAAGAGCGCAAGGCTGCTGAGCTGGAAGCCAGGGGGTGGCGATGCTACACCCCCGAGCAGGCCGAGCGGGTGGTGAGCGCACTGATCGCGCTGGGCATGACGAACGCCCAGTGAGTCATCACTGGGCGTTCTGTGACATCGGGACCGACAACACGCGCCCAGAACGGTAGCAGATATGGATGAAAGCGCACGTCTACAACAGGCATCGTCCTGGCTGAAGTGGCTTTACGGAGAGAAGTTCGACGGGAACGTGTGGATCGGAACGCCCGTGGACTGGCGCGGCAGGCGGTTCACCGACCTCGACGAGGCCGCGCGATACGCGATCATTCTCGACGGAGAATGCGGAGCGTCCGGCGTCTATCACCGACTGACGACGATGAACGACACCGCCCTGAGGCGTGGCACCGTCGCCGACTCCGTTTCGCTGCCCGCGATCATGGCCGACCTCGATCTGAAAGGTCCGGGGCACAAGGCGCTCAACTACCCCGAGACGCGAGCGCAGTACGAACAGGTACTCGGTGAGGCCGGACTGCCCGACCCGACGACATGGATCGAATCCGGGGGTGGGGTGTATCCGGTGTGGCGACTGGCCGAACCGATCCTGCTCACCGACCCCGACGTGATCGGCCAGACGAGAGACGACGTGCGCCGGGTGCATCGCGCCATCATCGACGCCGCAAAAGTGCACGACTGGAAGGTCGACAACACGTCAGACCTGGCGCGCGTCTACCGAATGCCCGGCACCACCAATCGCAAGCCGGGGATGCCTGAACCCGTGGTGGCGCGATGGTGGCCGGGGGAGGCTGCCGTCGGTGCGCGGTTCGCCCTGGCCGATGTGGTCGGCCGACTCGTCGCGCCACTCGCCGTCTCCGCGCCTGCTCCCGCGTCGGGTGGAGGGAGTGTGCTGTTCACTCCCTCGATGCAGGGATGGGCCGGAGAGACGCGCTCGTTCACGATCGAGCAGGCGCGAGCGTTCACGGCCCCCGCGCTGCTGACGTTGAGGTCGGCCAGAGACGGAGAGATCAACGTCCGGCTCAACGAGGCCTCGTGCGCGCTCGCGCACTTCGGGGACGAATTCTGGAGTACGGACCAAGCCGACGCGGTGCTTCAGGACGCGCTCAGCGCCACGGCGTACGACGGGGCTACGTGGAGGGCCGCAGACACGATCGCGTCGGCCAGACGAGCGATGCGTGGGCCGGAGCAGTGGCGCGCGGCGTTCGTGTCTGCGGCGGACGTAGCGATCGAGATCGCGCCGTCGAACCTTCCTGCCGAGTTCTGGGAATCACGCCCGAATCTTCGGCTGATCAGGGACGTGGCGCATGAGCGCCTGTCGTCCGCCGATGCGGTATTCGGGGGCGTACTCGCCCGGATCGCCGCAGCCCTTCCGCCGAAGTGCGGACCCGACACCGGGATCGGCGGAGACACAACCTCGCTGAACCTGATCGTGTCCCTCGTAGCTCCGTCCGGGGGCGGGAAGTCGTCCGGCCTCAGGGTGGTGGACGCAGTGATGCCGGAGAACGAGCGTTGGAACCCTCACGCACTGCCGCTCGGGTCAGGGGAGGGCATCGCCGAGTCGTTCATGGGCATGGTCGAACGGGAGGACGAAGAGACCGGGAAGACCAAGAAGGTTCGCGACAAGGTGTATGACAACGTCCTGCTGCACAAGGATGAGGGTGCCGAACTCGTGCGGATGCTGGAACGTCAGGGCAGCACCGTCAGCGAAGCACTGCGCTCCGCCTGGTCAGGGGAAGCGCTCGGCCAGCAGAACGGGCGCGCCGACACCACGCGCATCATTCCCGCGGGAACCTACTCACTCGGCATGACCATCGGCTTTCAGCCCGCCATCGCCGGCCGCCTGTTCACGGCGGAACAGGTCGAACTCGGCACCGTTCAGCGGTTCCTGTGGCTGTCGGCCGTAGACGCCACGATCCCCGACGATGTTGAGGACAAAGTGATGGCCCGGTTGGAGCTCCCTGGCGCGTTCGCCGAGTCCTGGAAGGGCTCACTGCTAGGTCAGGCCGCATCCGAGGTCACGAAACTGCCGAAGATGACCATCGCCGACAGCATCAAAGTCCGGCTTCGCGCCGAGAGACTTGCCAAGCAACGCGGCACGCTGACCGTGGAGCCTCTCGACTCCCACAAGCCCCTCCTGCTCGTGAAGCTCTCCTGCTTGCTCGCGGTGCTGGACGGGCGGATGAACGCCACAGAGGAGGATTGGGGGCTCGCGGAGCAGGTTCTCGCAGTCTCGGGGGCCGTGCGGACGCGTATCCGGCAGGCTACGGCCAGGGAGCAGGAGCGGGAGAGCATCGCTCGCCTCAAGCGCCGAGAGGCGGAAGCCGCAGCGAATGAGCGCGGACGCCAGACAGAGGCACAAGCTTGCATCGCCAAGCATGTCGAGTTGATCGCGGGAAAGCTGCGCACCTTCGGAGAGGGGCGCAGCAAGCGGCAGATCAGGGATTGGATCTACACGAAGCACCGAGGGTGCCTTGACGAGGCACTCGGCCAGGGGTGCGAGACGGGCGTCTTGAAGGTGTCTGAAGGAACCTACTCGGCGTAACACAGAGTCACTGGGGATCGTGGGGATGGGGATGGATGCATCCCCACGGACTCTTTGAATCGCTCTCGATAAAGCATGATCAAGACTGTGGTTCTAGTCCGTTAATTCTATCTATCTATATACAAATGTCCGTTTCCAGCCTGGGGATGGAAATCCCTCCGTGGGGATGGATGCATCCCCATCCCCACATCCCCACACACACTCTCCGTCACCCCTTCCCGAAGGGAGGGGGGACACTCGGGCGATGCTCGGGGTGGAAAGCTCAGTCTTAACCAGTGACTAGGGGGGGGTTGCGTGAAACAATCGAGTGTGCAAGAATCTAGGTAGCAAGAAAGAGCGGCGACGAAAGTAGGGGCGAAGATGAGCAAGCTCGCGATGATGAAGAGGTCGGTCAGTGTGGACGCGTTCTCGGCGCTGGGTCGGGCTGGAGTGACCCACGCCGGTCGTGTCGTGGTTCTGGCCGACGAGAGCGCGATGATCGAGCTGCGGCGTGCTGGAGTGGTCGGGAAGGGCGATGGGCTAACCGTGGTCGGTTCTGCTCTGGCCGTGCTGGCGAGCGAGGCCGCTTTCGCCGCGATGTTCTGAGAGCTTCGATCTTTGATTAGGCGCGCTCGATTGGCACACGCCGATCGAGCGCTGTTGTATAATGAGCGTGAGATTCTTGACGATCCCGAGGGGCGATGGTTCGTGATGAGCGAGAGGCAAGTGCTCGGCAGTGAGCTGACCGGGGGTGGCGTCCGGGTGTCGGTCTCTGGCCGACCGCGGACGAAAGGCTCGCTGGTTCCTGTGCACGTCCGGGTCGCGCCGGGGAAGTGCCGCGTGACGCTGCGGGAGTCGGGGGAGTACTCCGAGTCGTGGAAGCTGGAGACGGTCCGGGCGATTCGGGCTCAGTGCATCGTGGAGCGGTTTGCCGGTCCGGTCGTGGTGGACATGTTCTCCAGGTTCGAGAAGCTGTGCGAGCCGGATCACGGGATGCTCTGGCCGACCCGTGAGGGTGGGACGTACGGGCACGGCGACGAGGACAAGCTGCGGCGGAACGTTCTGGACGCTTTGACGCAGAGTGGTCTGATTCTGGACGATTCGAACGTCGTCGGTGGACAGTCGTGGAAGCGGTGGACGATGGGCGGCGAGTCGGCGGGGGTGCTGATCAAGGTTCGGCCGGCGGAGATCGGGGACCTTCACGCGATCCTCGCCGCGGAGTGTGGGCTGTGAGCCTCGTGGAGTTCACCGAGGACGGCCACGAGGAGGTCGTCGAGCGTGAGGTGATCGGGAACTCGCACCTGGTCCGGACTCGGTGCGGGTGCGGGGCACCCGCAGTGGTGGCCGAGGCGTACGCCGGTCCGGGGCGCTGCGTGGAATGCCGGAAGGGGGATGCCGGGATCGAGGAGCGGGTCTGGCTCGCGAAGCGGGTCATCGACCCCGTGATCGGCTTTCCGGTGTCGAATCGGCTCGCGCCGATTGCCGTGGTGAAGGCATACCCGGCGCCCGAGGTCACCTCGCGCCAGCCGTGGGACGGGGCGGGGACTCCGTCGGCTGTGCTGAAACAGGCTGAGAGGGCCGTAGCGGCGTCGTGGGACGTGAGGGTACAGCGGAGTAGGGGAAGCGTGCCCCATGCCACCACAGGCCGCCCTGGGGCCGTTAAAACGCTATACGCGTTGGTGCTGGGGAACGGGGGACACTCGGCGTACGCCGTTCACGACGGCGGGACGTGGGTTTCGGTGATGCTCTGGGGGCGGACGCGAACCTGGTTCCCGCACGCTTCGATCACCGACTTGGGTGTGTACGTCGACGCGTGCGGAGTGCTCGGCAGTGAGTGGTACGACGCGATCCGGGAGCGCGAGAGCGGGAAGATCGCACGGAGCAAGGTGCGGGCCGCGTGCAATCGAGGCGCGCATCCCGGCATGGAGCTGGTTGCCGGCGGGATGACACTCTGCGCGACTTGCGGGAACGCGTGGCCGACGAATGGACAACCGTGGAAAATGCCGAAGAAAGGAAAGCAGGAGGCGTTGTGAAAATCGAATTGGTGGGCGGTCCGGAGTGCGGAAACGTCGTCAGCGTCAAGTTTCTTGAGCCGTTGGTGCAGGTGAAAGGTGTGACGTACGCCCGGCGGGATAGGCCTTTCACGCTGAGCGATAAGCATGGCGCGTTGTACGGAGAAAAGGGCGCGCGAATGTACGATCACGTCAAGTCGAGCGTGTCGGCGGAATAAGGAGAATGGCAATGAATGAGCGCGCGTCACCCAATGAATTGCGGGATCAGGAGATATTCACCAAACGCATGAACGGTGCCTCACTCGCCGTTCTGGCCGAGGAGTACGGCGTTGTCCCCTCGCGCATCTGCACGATCGTGTCGGAGATGGCTCGCAAGCTGCCGGAGATGGACCGGTCGGCACTGACTGCGCTGACGATTGACACGCTGATGAATCTCCGGGGAAAGGTTATGAACCTTGCGGAGATGCAGGGTGCGCCTGTTACGGCAGGTCAACGGGGGGATGTGCTCATCGATCCCGAGACGGAAGAGGTGGTGCGTGACTACTCGCTACGTCTCAATGCCGTCAAGACCATGCTAGCGCTAGATGCTCAGTTCGCGAAACGTCTCGGGCTCGATGCGCCGGCCGAGAGTGTAGTCCGGGCGACGGTTCAGTATGAGATCGTCGGAGTCGATCCGGAGGACTTGACGTGAGTGATCGGGATTGGGCGGAGGATGAGCGTGTGCCCGGATTGCTGCACGCGCGAGGCATTCCGGCGGACGCGTCGATCACCGTTATGCGCACGTCGAGGTCGGTGCGCATGAGAGCGCCGGACCGACCAATGAGCTCGGACGAGACGTTGATCCTCGCCGTTCGCCTCATTCGAGCATGGGAGCTTGTGTCCTGTGCCTGAGCCGATCGTCAGGCGGATCGAGACCAGGGGGGCCGCTCGCACCCTTCTGGCCGACCGCTCCCCTGAGGTTCTGACTGTCGGTGCTGCCGGAACTGGGAAGAGCTACGGGGCGCTGTACAAGATTCATTTGATGTGCCTGATGAACGGAATGTGCGAGAAGGGGTGCGCGAAGGATCACGAGCACCACCTCAGGGGGATGCGCGCGCTCGTGCTGCGCAAGACGCACAAGTCGTTGACGTCGACGGGGTTGGTCACGCTGCGGGAGCAGGTGGCCGCGGAGTCGATCGCTCAGGGGCACATGAAGTGGCACGGGGGGTCGGGGGAGAAGCCGGCGCAGTACATCTATAAGAACGGCTCTGTGATCGTCGTCGGCGGGATGGACAACGCCGACAAGGTGATGAGCGCGGAGTATGACGTCGCCTTCCTGCAAGAGGGGACCGACTTCACCCTCGATGACTGGGAGAAGGTCAACAGCCGGTTGCGTAACGGGCGGACGTCGTTCCAGCAGTTGCTGGCCGACTGCAACCCGCAGCAACCGTCGCACTGGCTCAAGAAGAGGTGTGACGACGGCCTGACGAAGATGCTCCTGTCGCGCCACGAGGACAACCCGCGCATCTTCGGCGCCGATGGCGTGGTGACGTCGTACGGGCGTGACTACATCGCGCGGCTGGACCGGCTGACGGGTGTGCGGCGCGAGCGGTTGAGGTACGGACGGTGGGCCGCGGCTGAGGGCATGATCTACGAGGGGTGGCAGTCCGACGTCCACCTCATCGATCGCAAGATTCTCCCTCGTGACTGGCCGCGGGTGTGGGGGATCGACTTCGGGTACACGAACCCTTTCGTGTGGCAGATGTGGGCGATCGATCCCGATGGGCGCATGTATCTGGAGAAGGAGATCTACCGGACCAAGCGCCTGGTGGAGGATCACGTGCGCGACATCCTGGCCGTGGTGCGCACGGCTGACGGCGTATGGAAGTACCCGCGCCCGATGGCTGTGGTGTGTGACCACGATGCCGAGGACCGGGCGACGTTCGAGCGGCACGCGGAGATCGGGACGCTCGCCGCCAACAAGAACGTGAGCGAGGGTATCCAGGCGCTGTCCGCGCGCCTCGTGGTGCAGCCTGACGGCCTGCCCCGAGCGTTCCTGTGTCGCGATGCCCTGGTCTCGCGTGACACCGAGCTCGGCGAGTCTGGCCGGCCGACGTGGATGGGCGAGGAGGTTGAGGGCTACGTCTGGGAACCGTCGATGGACGGTAAGCCCGTGAAGGATAAGCCGCTGAAGGTTAACGATCACAGCATGGATACGGCGCGCTACGTCGGCGCGTACCTCGATCTCCAGCCTAGGATGCGCGTGAGATTTATCAACTGAAGATACTTGCGTGTTCGATTCGTGCAGTGTAGAGTTTGACTTGTAAGCGAGGGAGCGAACGAGCGAGGGGCGAGAACATGCGGAGCTTCGGGCCGGTAGTCATCAGCAAGGTCTGCGACAACCCGACGTGTGACAACGTTGCGCCGATCAGCAAGACGTTCGTGGAGTACAGCCGGATGACGGTTGTCACCTACTCGGGAAGCTCGCTGGAGTTCACCTACTGCTCTAACCGCTGCGTCAACGCGGACTACGACCGGAGTAACGAGATGGCCGAAAACCAGTCGCACTATTGGGCGCACGTCATGGCGACTGTCGAGGACGCGGAGCGCGTGCTCGCCGCCGAGATGGCGGAAGGGATGCCCACTCGGTACGGAGACGCCTACGTCTTCGAGGGTGAGGCTTTCCAGATGAGCGGCGGTCTCCCCGTTACGACTGTCGCTGGGGTTCGGTGCGGACGCTGCAAGGGCCGACACTCGGGCGTCAAGGCGGTCAAGTTCTGCCACGTTCGATGGGCCGAGATCGACGCGGACATGGCGTCGGAGCACGCGGCGGAGATCGGATACGAGCGCTGGCTGGAGACGCGGCACGCGGACGCCTGAGTCGGCACGGAGCGCGCCACCGATC